TCAGTCTCAACATTTAATATTTTTTTTGTAATTCCCAGCTTTATTAAAGCTTTATTACAAATTGAAGTTACAGTAGTCATAAATTAGAAACTCAATCGTGCGGTAATTGCTCCGCTAGTGTAATTTCCTGATTTTACAAATAATCTATATTGAACATTTGATTCAACATTTTCTGCTATTTTTTCTATTGGAGAAGTAAAATCATTTACATCTTTTGCAGTATCAGATTGGCCGAATCTCCTTTGCAAAGTTACAGTTGCCGCAAAAGTGCCAGAGATCGAAATATTAAAATTTCTTTTTCCAGTAGAAATCCAATCAGTACCAGAATTATCAGAAGTTATGTTGTCAGCTACTATTTTTCCCATTTTTTAAACAATTACATAAGGAGAGGGAATAAATCCCCCTCCTATAAATTAATTATACACTATATATTAGGTTAGTAGCAATAGTACCAGAAGCAGTACCGACTACATTACCTGTAATTACAACATCTACTAAAGAATTACTGTCTTTAGCAAGGCCGATTAGTTCCCAAACTTGCTTTGTAGAGTCAGCAATATCAATATTACTTAATCCGTCAACAGTTCCAGCAGAAGCAAAAGAAGTAGAAGCAAGTAATACATTAGCATTAATTGCAGCACCGTCATTTATTTCATAAAAACCTACTACAAAATCAGTACCGCCAGTAATAGCATCATGTTTGATTGTTAGTTCGTTAAGAATAGCATTTGTTGGAATTCTAGCCATTCTATAAGTAGAACCATTATCATCAGTTGCATCTACTTCAACGATTTCTTTATTTGACAATAAAATGCCTTTTTGAGTTCTTGACTCAGGCATAATTACAGGCTTAGAATCTAAGCCTTCTAAGTTTATTGAACCTTTTTTATTTACAATAGCCATATTTTTTTATATTTTATTAGTTAATTTTTATTCTGTGCAAGGTAAAACCACGATTTTTTCATCTTCAATCCTAGCAGCTCCCATGTCCATTTCAACATAGATAGTTGGAGTGAATGATCTATCAGGATTATCCGCCATTTTAACTTTTAATTCAGTAGAAACACCAAGCCCTAAAGCTGTTTCAGTATATAAAAGAATTTGTCGGTCGTTGTTAGAATCAAGTAATAAACGCTCAGAATGAATAAAATTAATTCTATTCCAAGAGCCTATAATGCCTTTGTCTAATACTGCACCTTGAGAATAATCTCTATTGATGATTTTTTCTTCATCTAGCAATTTTCTTTCTGCTTTTGCGTTGATGATACAATAGATTTTTTCCTCTGGGTCAACATCTTTTTCTTTCATAATTTCAAGAGCATTTAGTAACCTTTCAACAGTAAGGCCAGCCGCAGCATTAGGTACTATGTTTCCAGTTGGGAAATTTACTTCTATTTCTCCCTCTTTACCTTCTCTAGCTTTAGCAGTTGCAGCATAAATTAAAATGTCATCTTTCTTTCTCATAGCTGCTTTTTTAAGAGCTGTCATGTAATCAGAAGGAAGGCCATTAATATTAGTTCTGTTTTCATCAAAAGAATCAACAAATACCGCACCATGAAATTGTGAAGTAATTAGTTTTCTTCTTGAGTGGTAAGGGTCAAGATAAGGAGTAGGTGCGTTTCTTTCTGTCTTTTCTACTAGTTGCAAAGAACCTAATTTATTAAAGAAAAAACTTTCAGCTTTTACTGCCTCTTTTCTTCTTACTGTTCCATCTAGTCTTGAATTGTTTTGTTGCACTGCTTCAATTATACTATCAGAAAATTGTTTAATGTGCATTGAATTTGTAGTTAAGGAAGCCATATAAATTTATTTAAAATTAAAAATAGAAAAAATGAATTTCTTCATAATTGCTACCCTCAATTTCAAAGACCAAAAAGGCTACCTTTTACTTTTTTATCGGACAATCATCTTTCATCTAGGGATAATTAATACAATATCCCTAGATATTATTAGTTAAATATTTTTGCAATAGTCAAGTATTTTTTATAAAATCTCTTTTAAGAATAAGCTATGTTATATAATGAAAATAATTTTTGCTGTTTTTGATCTTCACTTAAAGAAGTGTCTTTTTTTATTAATTCAATACTTTCTAAAGCATCTTGCTTTGTCATATCAACATTATTAGCTAGTTTACCAATAGATTTATTGCTAACTTTAGAACCAATGTTAAACATAGTCTTTGCAATAGCTAACTGTGCATCTTTTGGTAAATTTTCTAATAATTTATCATATTCAGCAGGAGCAAATTGCTGCCAGGTTTGATCTGCTAGTTTTAAATTAGATTCGTATTCATTGCCCCATTCTTGAGATAAATTTTCTTCCATCTCTTTTATTCTAGTGTTATTATCAGCTTCTATTTGTTTTATTATTTCGTTTTCTTGATCTTTAAATGTTTTTACAAGTTCTTTAAAGTTATCTGGGTTTAAGCCCATAGAAATTGCTTTATCTTTTATAGTATTTAATATTTTGTCAGATTCGTCAATATCTTCAATTTTGTATTGTTCGGCTTCGTATTTTTCAGGTTCTTTTGGTGCGCCTAATTTCTTCTCAAGGTTAATATAGCTTTTTGCTAGTCCGTTAATATCCTTAAAATTAGACAAAGATTTTGATGATTTTAAATCTTCATCAGTTATTAAATCTAAAAAAGAAGAAACGGATTGCTTTGTTTCACTAGTTGTTTCACTAGTTGTTTCACTCTCTTGGCTTGTTTCATTGGCTGTTTCGTTGCTTGTTTCACTAAGTGTTTCATTAGTTGTTTCAATTTCTTTGTTATCAGACATAAAATTTAATTTAATTAATATTTTCTAATTGAGAATAAATAAACTCAATTATTTGCCTTCCGCCCTCACGAAAAAAGCAATCCGTTTGAATATCAGCGTTTAGACAATAGGGGGTATTATCTAATATTCTACTTTCTAATGCTTTTAAAACAATTTTGCCGTTTTCAGTACTAAAGACTTCTTTAAAAATTAGAGATAATTTATCGTTTTTGTTTTCATTCATAATTATATTATTTCGGATTTTCTGCCTATTGCTGCGGCTTGAATAGCTTGTTGTTCTTGATCTAATTGTTGTTGCATTTGCATTTGCTGTTGTCTTAGCTGTCTTATTTGCTCAACAACGACAGGATTTTTAATTAAATCAGGGTCAACATTTAATATATCACTATATGTTCTTACTATTTCGTCAAAGTCAAGAACATCAAGAATTTCTGGATTTGATTGTGCAATATTGACTGCATATGATACAAGTTTTTCTATTGCCACCGCTTCATTCATTCTTTGTGATTGTGTAATAGGGTTTTGATACCTAATTTTTAAAGAAGGATTTGATATTAGTTCTTTTGGCAGTTCTTTTTGAAATAATCCGTTATTTTGCAGTAAAACATATTGTCCATTTTCATTTTGGAAATATATTTTTTTAAACAAAATGTCAAATGACACATTTAAAAGCTGGTCTAAATAATCAATGTTTGAAAAAATAAAATCTCCCATAATTCGCAAGCTTTCCGCCCTTATTTCCATAATTTGCGTTGCTGTTGCCCTTGCATCATCAAAAACTTTTAATTTATCAAGAAAAAATATCTCTTTTATATTTTCCTGCTTTCTTGCAAGTAAATTTTCATTAATTGGTATATTGCCAATATTTCCAATTTGCTCAATAGCTCTCTGCCCTGGTGCTAATTCTCGCTTGTCTTCAATATAATTTAAAGCTCCAGCCCTTAAACTAATTCTATTTTTAAAAGCAGTATTAACAATTAATGAAGGCTTTAAAATAATTTCTGTTGCTTCGTTTATTTGTTTTGACATTTCGTTAATTTGTCTTGCATCAGCAAGTGCCATCATGCAGCGAGAAGTACCATAAACTTCATTAGAGGCTTTTTCACTTCTTCCAACAGCAAAAGGTAAATTGTCCCAGCCTAACTCCTCAATAATTAGTGTATTATTAACATCTACCCAATAACCAGCAATTTCTTTATTTAGTAGGTCAATTTTGTTTCTTTCTCTTTCTTTCCTAGGCATTATATGTAATTGCAGATCAAAAACCTTAAAAGGCTCTTTCTCTGCGGCTTTTCTTATCTTATCAGAAATATTGGCTTCTTTATTGTTGCCCCATTTATCCATTATCTGCCTTGCTGTCTTTTTGTCTTTTATTATGACATAATCAACAACATTTTCTTCATTTTCCGCAATTAAGAAGTTTTTAATATTAATAGTAGTATATTTTAAAGGGTGGTTTTTACCTTCTTCAATTAAAGTTAGCATTGTACCAAATACAATATCATCTGCGGTTGCTTCGCTGAAT